GAGCCGTGCCTGCTGCGGCGATTGTCCGCGTGCCGATTACGACCGCGTGGGCCGCCTCGCCCTCGCCGCGCTCGACGCCGCCGGGCTGGCGGTGGTGCCGAAGGAGCCGACGGTGGAGATGCTGCGCGCCGCCTTCGTCCGCGACATGGGGCCGCACGAGTGCCGCATCTACCGCGCGATGGTCGCAGCGGCGAAGGAGGGCGAGTGATGACTGACCCCACAATCCTCGCCGCGCTGGACGCGGCTTGCCGGGCGGAGTGCATGGCGCGCGCCCGCGTCAACGAGTGCCAGGATGAACCATGCGCGGAGATATGTAGATGGTGCCGGAAGGGCGCGACAGCCGCCGTCGCGGCGTTCCTAAACGCGCCGCCGCCGCCAGCGCAAACGATCCGGCTCTATTTTGGCGAGGTGTCCCCGCAAGGCATGCGGGACATCTACGCCTACCACCGATGGCTCGCTGCCGTTGTCGCCGCCGAGCAAGCCGCGAAGGAGGGCGAGCCGTGACCAGCCTGCCTATTCTGTTCGTGCGGAAAAGACGCCCGCATATCGATCTCGCCTTCCAGCGACTTCATTTCGTGGGGCGCGAACGATGCGGCAACCAGTTCGGCATTCGTCGGTGGCATCAGCGCGCGGACCGACTTCTGCGCGCGGACCTAGAGGCCGGCTACCGCAAGGCCGCGAAGGAGGGCGAGACCAATGACTGATCAATCAATCCGCGATGCCCTAGAGGACATGGCGGCTAAATGTCCTGTGAACGATGACAAGGCAGAAGGCATGCGTGCTTCGCTGCGTGTTGTCTGCTCGCATCTCGACGCCGCCGCAGAGCGACTAGCGCCGACTGGAAAGCGCACCAATCAGGTGGACCGCCACACGGCGGACGTTCTGCGAGCATGGTCTGATCGGTTTAACAAATGGAGACATGCCATACACGTTGCCGCCGAGCAAGCCGCGAAGGAGAGCGAGCAATGAGCCCCGAACAGAATATCGCGCGGCGGTTTTTGTGGATCAGCGGCTTTGCCGCCGGGCTCGCGGTTGTCCATCTACACCAACACAACTTCGCCCTAGGCGCGGCCATGGCTGCGGGTAGCGTCATGCTTTACGGCATGGCGAAGCTATGGGAAATCGAAAGCCGTAAAGCCGCGAAGGAGGGCGAGTATCGATGATCGATGAAGACACCAAACGGATTGCCGCCGACGTGCTGCGCGACGTAGCGCACCCGGGGCTGCCATCTTTCGAGACCACCCAAGCCCAGGCGCTGCAAGCCGCCATGTTCCGCGATTGCGGCATCCACCTCTACGACAGCCACGCCCGCGCGCTAGTCCGGGCAGGGTGGAGGGCGCCGCAATGAGCGAAGGCGCCATCACGGAACACCTCGCCGAGGCACTCAAGGAAGCCGTGGAAATGGTGGAACGGCTGCAAGCCGAGCGCGACGAAGCCGTTGCGGCCCTCGCGCTCTACCGTCTCGAAAACGGCTGCACCCGAGGGCAATACACCACGCAATGGTGCGGGGAAGCGGTGCGGCTGCGCGAAAGCCTCGAAACCGTCAAGCGGATGCTGGACTTCCTCGATCAGCCATTCGCGCCGTGGTTCAAGGGGCGGACGGTGGTAATCGACGCCATTGCCGTTGCGCGCGAGGCGCTTAGCGGCAAACGGCCCGGTTGAAGGCCCGATCCGCCGCCATGGCGTCCATTAGGCGCGGCAGGGCGGCGCCAGTCGGCAGGGTGGCGAGCTCATCTGCCGCTTGCCGCTGAACAACCGGGGGGAACTCCGTCACCCGGGGGCAGGGGCGATCGGCCACGGTGGACCCGCAGCCCGCCAGGATCAGGGCGGCAAAAAAAATCGCGCGCATGGTGTTTTCCTCGTTGACGGCTGCGGCCCATGGGGCCTATACAGGGACATCGGCAGGGCAATGGCGCCAAGCCGAGACGGAGATAGAGAGATGACCGACTACACCGCCCTCGCCGCATCAGCCATTGAAGCCTCGGACGCTGTTTGCGCGGTGTATGTCGCAGCCCAGCGAGCTTTCGAGCGCAGCCGCAGCGCCAAAAACCGCGCTGCCCTGATTGCTGCCAGTGAAGCCTTTGAAGCCGCTGCCGAAGCATCCCGCGCCGCTCAAGATCGGGCCGAACGCGCCGAGACTGTGGCGCGACGACTTGCCGCTATCGCGCCCCGCCGCGCCATGCGCTCTGCCCAGATGGACATGTTCGCCTAACCCGGACGCCCCGGCTTTCCGCGCTGCCATCGTGCTGCGCGGATCGCCCGGACGCCTGGCAATAGTGCCAAGCCAAACGAAGAGAGACAGATGCACGCAATCCTGGCTACGCCGCATAGCGGCATGGGGGTGATGGTGGTCTCGGTGTTCGAAACCGAAGCCGAAGCCCGGGCAGAAATGCGCCGGCTTGAAGGCCGCCACATACGATGGACCTTCAGTGACGGAAAACGCATGACCCCCGCCACCTTCCGCGCGGCCTTGGCGGCCCTCGGCTACACGCAAGCCGCTTTCGCGGCCTTCGCCCGGGTGGACCCTCGCACCGTCCGGAAATGGGCCGCCGGGGATCGCCCCATCCCGGGGCCGGTGGATACCTTACTTGAGGTGGTGATCAAGGACCGGATCAAAACCGCCCATCCCTAAGCCGTTCCGCCGCGCCCTGCCCCTGAGCCTGCGCGGCGGCGGCGTCTCCGGCCGCCTGGGCCGCTTGCCCTTTCGCCGCCGCCTCTGCCCGCATCCCGTCCCTGCCAGCCCTCTGGCCCCGCAGGAACGCCGCCAAGACCACTCCGACGGCAGCAGCGGCGGCAGCGACGTAGCCCCAAACGCGGGGGATCATGCCCGGCCTCGACGCCAGATCAGCACCGCCACCAAGCCCGCCCCGATCAGCGCGAGGGCAAGCCATGGCGTTAGCCCGCCGAGGACCTCTAGGGCCGGCGCAGCGGCTTGCAGCGCGGCCGCCACGGTACCAATGGCCGCCATGGCTGCGGCGCCTCTACCGGTGTCCGTAGCCGCCGCGTCGCGGATCGTGGCTACCTGGGCCGGCGGGTCGGTCGGGACGTCTACGCCCGACACACGCGCCCCGCGCGCCCATAGCCCGGCTTCCGCCGCCCGGCGGTTCACGAGCCCCGCCGTGACGCGCCCACTGGACCGATTCCACTTCGCCAGTTCCGCCGGCACCGCGTCATAGTCGCCAGCGTTGAGCTTGCGGACCAAAGTAGAAGTACGCGCCTCAGGTTCACCGATGGTGAACACCCAGGACACCAGCGCGCCAAACTGGTTGTCGGTCAGTGGCACCTTGACCAGCCTGGCGATGGCGGCCTCGGCCCACGTCAAATCCTGCGTCAGCAGGATTTCCGCCTGTCCCTGCGTGATGCGCTCGCCTCGGTTCCGGTAGCCCATGGCCGTAGCCGTGTGGCCGAAGCCGATGGTCCACTTGTTGCCGGTGCAGAGATAAGCCTCCGCGCGGAAGCCCTCCCATTGCCTGATCAGGCGAACCGTCTCATCGTTGACTTTGCGCGTCATGCATCGCCTTCCTCTTGCTCCACCGGCACGAAGGCCGGCACGTTGTCATCATCGCGGATAAGTTCCCGCCTTCCGCACTCATAGCACGTCCACCGTTCCGCCGGCCGCGCGTATTCGATGGTGCCCTGCCAGCCGCACGCTAGGCAAATGGCGTCGCTGGTAAACCGGAAGCCTACGCCAGCCCGCGCGCGGCGCCTCAGATCATGCCGCCGCACCGGCCCGCACCCGGACGCGAGGCTTTTCCGCGACCACCTCGCCACGGAACCATGCGCGGCCGGCGTCGTCTACTAGGCAGCGCTCAGGCGGACACATTTCGCCGTCGCGCCAAGTCAGGATTACGAAGCCCATTTGCCAGTTCGGCCGGAGCCCGCGCGTATAGGCAAACTGCGGCCCGCTCGGCTCCGCCATGCACCCGACCTCTACCGCGTGCCAGGTAGCGCCCCGTTGCCCGGTGTAGTGCGTGGTCCCACTGCGATGCGTGTCCGCCGTCACCATGTGACACCCGCCCGCCTTGAGTAGGTTGTTCCACCGCGCGTGAACGCCATTGTGCCAGCGATGGACGAAAAGCGTGGCGTTAATTTCGAGCGACCATGACAGAGGCCAATCGGGGAAGTTGTCCGCAAGTCGCATGCCGGTGACGTTGCGAAACTCGGGCACCCGAACGGCTAGGTGGCGATCATACCTTTCATCGTGGTTGCCGACGATCCAATGGCGTTGCGCCTTCGGCGCGGCTTTGACGATGCGGGATAGATCGTGCTGCGCCCCGCCGATTTCCTCCGCGACAGTCGGTTTGACTTCCCAGCCTAGCGGCGGATGACGGCTAATGGCGGCGCCGTCGAGGGTATCGCCCATGTTGATCAGCATATCGGGCGAGAGCCGCGCCGCGACCTTGAGAAGCGCCGACATGGCAGGCGTATCGCCGATGCGCCCATGCACCGGGCGGCAATGCATATCACCAAAGACAATAGCGATCCCGTCGCGGATGGTTTTCTCGGTGCGGAATGCGTAAGCGCCGCCGGTCGGTGCCCATCCATTCGAGCCGGTCGGGTTGTGGCTGTTTTCGCCGCGTGGCAATTGGATGCCCTCGCGGCGTTCTAATTCCTGCCGCCGCTTGAACACCTGCCGTTCGGATAGCCCAAGCGCCCTGGCGATGGACGTCGCCGAGACGTGCTTGATGCAAGCAGCCTCAAAGTCCGCATCGCTTACCTTTTGGGGCATGCGTCAATCCTTCGGCTTGTGGGGGCAGTCGGGGCGCGTGCAGGTGCCGTCGGTCGGACAGCCGCACCTCGCGACCACGCCGCCGAGCGCGACGCCATCGGCGGACACGGCAGGCCAGCGCGGCAAGCCGGAGCGGGGGAGTGGCGTCATTGGCGGATCAGCCCGACCGCGAGGCCAGCCGCCAGGATGGCGAGCAGGCCGGTGGTGACGACGCGGACGGTCGTCTCGTAGGCTGTCTTGCGTGCCGACCGCCACGCATCCAGCAGCCCACGAAGGCTTCGGATATCGGTCGCCGCTGTGTCGTCATGCAGCCCTAGTTCTCGCAGCGCCTCACGCGCGCCGAGCTTGGCGGCGTTCGCCATGGCTCGTTCGAGTTGCACGACGGTTAGGGTGATGGTTTCTTCGTGTTCCATGGCGAGCCTCAGATCACGTTAGACGCCGCGACAGTGAAGGGGACTTCCACCGCCGCCGCTGATGGCGTTGTGACGGATACCCTAACCCAATAATCCCCTGCTTGTGGTGGCGTAAGGCCAATCTCATAGACCCCCGCACTCGGGTTGCTGATGGCGCCGGGGTCAATCGAAACGGCCGAAGCTCCTGCCCGGCGATAAGACGACGCCACGCCGCTCGTGGCAACCGGCGTCCCCGTTTCGTCGGAAAACGCCACGTCCACCCGCAAGGCTTCGCCGATCCAAAAACGCGCTGTCATGGTGTCGGGGCTCCTTCAATTCGGGCGGTTGCGATAGTGCGCCGCGCGATGCTGGCGACGCCGGAAGTCGGGGCGAAGATGGATGCGGAGGCGTTTTGCGCCGATCGGATCGAGCCTCGCGCTATCACCATCGGCGCGCGGTATCGCAGGATTGCATCCTGCCCAATGATGGTTAGCGATCCCGCCTCGGCGATCAGTGTGAACGCCTGGGGTAGCGGTGTGTAGGTTAATGTCGCGTCCTGGCCCGCAATATTCAGCGCGCCCGCGTCGGCTTGCAGTCGGCGCCCGATGACCAGGGACGCGTCCTGGCCCGCAATATTCAGCGCGCCCGCGTCGGCTTGTAGGCGCCGTCCGACCCGAAGGATCGCGTCCTGCCCGGTGATAGTCAGCGCGCCGGCATCGGCCGCGAGCGTGAAGGCGCCGGACGGAGTGTAGGTTAGGGTAGCATCCTGGCCGGTTATCGTAAGCGAACCGGCATCGGCTTGCAGAATGCGGCCCGCCTTGAGCGTCGCATCCTGGCCCGCGATAATGAGGGCATCGGCATCGGCTTGCAGGACGCGACCGGCACGAAGGATCGCGTCCTGACCGATTATCGTCAGCGAGCCGACGTCGGCCGTGAGTGTGAACGCGCCGCTTACCCCTTGCGGCGCAAGCAGCGTTAGCAGCATGGCGCTACTCGATCAGCGTGCGAAGCGATGCGATGGTCGCTTCGGTTTGCACGATAGCACCTTCGAGGTCCGCGATTAGCTGCGCATTCCCCACACGCTCGGCGTCCGCCTTTCGCGTGTTCAGGTTCGACAGGCGCGCCGCCGTAAACGCGATTAGCTCATTGATCGTCATGGCCGTGTCCTTAGACCAGCGGGATAAGCTCTTGGGCGATTGTCGCGAGGTGCGACTGTAGCAGCAGCACGTCATAGGTATCCGTGCCGTCGAGCGCGGCATAGGCCGCCATGCGCCCACCGAGGGTAGCGGTCCCCGCTTGCAAGAAATCAGTCGGCACATACGGGGAAAACACGCGGTTTCGAGCGTCGAAGCGGTATATCTGGCTGACCGCGCTCGCGACGTAGACGTTGACGTAGGTGTATCGGCCTTCCTGACCGAATGGGCTGTAGCACCCAGTTGTGGCGGTGCTAAAATTGTTGACGTTGCCATCGTACGTGATGGCGCCGGTCCAGAGACCTGTAGTGCCTCCCGCGATGTCCAGCACGTCGAGCGTAACCACGTTGCCGCCGCGAAAAAAGTAGTTGAACGAATGGCGCGCATAGCGAGCCGGGTCGGGCTGAATGCCGAACGACGGAGCCCAGAGGCAGCCGGCGGAGTTTGCGGCAGGGCCAGCGCCGAAGTAGGTCGTGGACCACGCATCAGCCGCGATGCTGTTCGTGCCGTTGTTGATCGTGGCGTCGCTGTAGTTGTAGGTGTAGGTCGTGGTGACGGCAGAAGTACGCAGAACGATAAGGTTCGGCTGCTCGATCACGAAGCGCGCCGCGCTGCTCGGCTGCGTGGTCCACGCCGCGCCAAGCGTATAGACCGCACTCGGGCCGGCGGTATGGCTGGCGATGATGCGGCGTTGACCGACCGAGGCCGGCGTCGTCGGGTCTCCGACGATACGGATTTGGAAGTTCCGATACTCGTTCGCCACTACCACCGCATCGCCGCCGGTTGCCTGACCGGTGATGGTAGACGCGCCCGATGCCGTCGCCAGCAGCGCGACAAGGCCGGTATCGTAACTGGTAGCGCCCTTGACCATGCCCTCGCCGGGGTTGTGATCGTGCGGCACATACAGTTCATCCATCACCAGCATTGCGCTATCCGCGCTGATCGTGGCCGGCAGGTTGGTGGTGCCTCGGTTGGCCAGCGTGTTTGACGCCGGCTCAAAGGTGCGGAAGATGCCCGCTGCCGTGGTGCCAGCACCAAGCATGAACAGTCGCCCGCAAAGCAGTTCATACCGCGCGCCGGTTGCCGGCGTGAAGGTAAACGCGGTTTCAAGCGTGATGGCCGGCGTAGTGCCGGCTGTGTTGCCGACGATCATACGCTCCTCGATCTTACCGGCGACCGTGTCGATGATGCGCAGTTTGAAGCCGAATTCGCCCGATCCGCCGCGATTGGCCAGCATGTTGAGCCCGACCGCCGTAGGGAGCGCCGTCGAAAGCGTGACGCTCGTAGTGGTCGCGCCGGCCGCGATGGTGCCGACCGCGCCAAAGGACGGCGCGAAAGCGCTGGTGGAGCCTGCACCGAAGGTGCCACCCGTCAGCGGCGTCGTCGTCACCGCCTGCCACGCCTTCGTCACGATGTTGTAGCGGTTGAGTAGCGCGTTGCTGTGCAACGTGTAGATGAAGGGGTTTCGGCTGCTATCGTTCCGAAGGTCGCTCGCCATAGACATAGCGGCGGCATGCGCGTTCGGAGATGGCGGTACCTGAACCCAAATCTGGCGGTCCAGGCCCTTCACGAAGGTGTTGGTCATTAGATGATCCTCCCTCGGCTGACGCTATGCCAAGCCACTAGGTTTTGATGCCGCGCCATCGCCTCTGCCGGAAGGGCGCCAAAGCCGTTTAGCCTAGTGATATCGGTAACAGTTGTGACCGTGCTGACAGTTGTGACCGTGCCGCTTTCGATGATCGCAGTTTGGCGCATACGGTTCTGCGCGGAGTCATACGCGCGAGGGCTCATCAGCAGATCGCGGATTTGACGCATGAACCATTCGAGCGGTCCGGTAGTCGTAGGCAGCGGATTGGCTGCGGACACGTCGCCGTCGTTGACGCCATCGGGGCCAACCGTAACCTTGACGCGCTGATGCAGCGCCCCGCCGATGTTGTCGGCGGCAATGGTGGCGCCAGAGCCTGGGGTATATCCTACGTTGTCGCTCATTCCACCCTCACGCGATCGTCAGAACGCCGGTAGACGGATCGAAGTCAACCGCGAACGTCTCGCCCGATTGCATCGTCAGCGAGGACCCATAATCCCACCATCCGATAAGCGGGTCGGCCGGCGACGTCGGCGTGTCGTTGTAGAGCACCGCATAGCGAAAGGTCGCCATGGCGCCGGTGGCCGTCCAGGTGACGGGATCGGCAAGAACCAGTTTGTAGGTTCCGCCCGTGCGGCTGCTGCTGGTAAGCGTCGCCGTGTTGCCGCCCGTGGTGTAGCCGTTGCCCGATGCGATCTCCGTCAAGTCCGCGCGAACGCTGTTCGTCGCGACCGGTGCGGTATTGGTGAGCATCACCTTGAGCGTATCAGACTCGAAGTTATGCACCTTTTCCGCGATGTCCTCGCTCAAACAGTTGAACCGATTGAATGCCGCCATGACCGCCCTCCTACAGCGTGCTAGCGTGAATGAAGAGCGCGTCGATTTCGGCTTCCGTCAGGCCGAGCGCCGCGCCGATGCCGATCACGAGGTCCGCGTCTCTACGTACCTCGTGCGCGTATTCCCATTCGATTTTCGCCGCCGCACCCGATTGCGCGATGGCGGCTTCAACGTCCTCAAGCTTGCCGATCGCCAACAAGGCAAGCCGCGCTTGCCGCATCCATACGGATACCGGGACTTGCGGCGGAGGAGGCGCTGCCGGCTCCGGCACAAAGTCCGGATCGACGGTGATTTGCCCCGTGGCGATGTTGTAGATCGTTCGCATGTCAGCGCCTCCACCGGACGACGAAATCACCCGCGTCGAAGTTGTTTGCCGTCCGCGTGAAGCGCAGTTGCGTAAGCGTGCCGCCCAGGTCTACGGTTCCCGCGCCGTACGCGCTCAGTCCGCTCGTGTCGTTGATCGATGCGGTAAACGTCGCCACCCAGGTGTTTGCTGTTTGACGCACGATGCGGCACGTCCCACGGCATACATTCGCCGCCCCATCCACGAGGAGCAAAAAACCGGATGAAGATGTGAAATCAGCAAACCGCGTGCCCGCGCCTGACGTATAACCCGTCGTCACAAAACCGCCGGACGTGCCCAGTTGGATCAGCGGAAACCCGCCCCCGTCCAGCGACACGCCACGAAACATCACCTCAATCTCATTGACCCACGACGGCAGCCCGGTCACGTCATGTGCGGTGCCCGAGGTCGTGGCGATGACGGCGGACACCCCGCCGCGAAGTTCGTCAACCGGGGTATCAACGTACTGCTTTGTCGCCGCGTGCAGGTTGACAGTCGGCGCACCGCTCAGGGTCAACAAGCCCGTCATGATCCCGCCCGCCAGCGGCACCAAGGCCGCCGCCAGCGGAGCGATATCAATCCAGGCGTTGTTAGCGCCGTTGCGCTGCTTCAACACCGCCGCCGTCGTGTCGGCCCAAAACTGATAGGGCTGCGGGTTGGCCGGCGCGGTGGCGCCGCTGTTCAGCGTGTCCTGAGCCGCCCATACATCCACAATCCGACCACGCGCCGCCGCGCCTCGATCAATGGTGCCGGGAAAGTCCCGCGTGCTTTGCGCCATGCCTAAATCTCCCGACCAAACCCGTCCGCAATCCAATCGAAGGTGCGAACCACGCCCGAACCGCCATGCTCAAAGATGACGGTGAACCCCGTTCGCGTGCTGTTCGTCACCTCGTAATAATCATTCGAGGCTAGATCGTATGGCGTGATGGAAACCGCCGGTCGTTCCTGGAACGCATGATCGTAGGTGATGGTGGTCCCCGTCACGCTCGACACCACGCCGTAGTCACTCTCCGACCTATCCGCCAATTCAACGGCCGCCGTCAGCACCGAAATAGAAGGCGTTAAGTTCGTCGTGTCCGACGAAAGGATCGCGCGAAACTGAAACGCGCGGCCTTCAATGTCCGCGCTCGATATCGTGCGCCATGCGCTCCACGTCGGAGAGCCGCTTGGATTGTCCGGCGTAGAGCGAACCTCTACCCGCACCGAAGCGCCACTTTCCAGCGCCGCGCCATCCCATGGCCCCGACTGCAAATCCCATTCGCCAGACTGGTTATCCCATTGCCCGGAACGCTCGAAAATCTGCGCTTGGTAGGTGGCCGTGGTGCGAGCGAGAAACACCGCGCCCAAATCTACGGTAGACCCATAGGTGTACGTGCCCGAGGTGTTGCCGCTCGTAAGCCTAAGCGTGCCGGAAACCACCTCAACGGCCGTCTTGGTTCCTGCGAAGGTAGGGCTCTCGGTCAAAAGCGAAACGTCGCTATAGCCGTTGTTGGTGCCGAAGCCCGCGACCACATAAGCAGCGTCTACCGACTGCAATCCATCCAGCGTCACCGCCTTGATGGCATACCGCCCCGGCGAAGTTTGAACGCTGGCAAGCGTACCAGATGCGCGAGGCACTACCACCGCCATCGGCTCCCACGTCTCCGCGATGTCCGGGCTATAGCGGATTACGTAGTGCGAAAGTTCCTCCTCGTTGACCGCCTGCCAAGACAACACCGTCACGTCGCCCGAAGTACCCGCCGCAAAGCCGGCAACGTTTGGCGGCGCCGTCGTGCGGCCCTGGATCGTCCGCGTCACCGTCACCCATTCGGAACGCGCGCCGGCGAAGCTAAGCGACCGCGCTCGCACTTCCCACGCCGCCCCGACCAAAACACCCGGCGTGATAAACTCTGTACCGTCACCTTCGGCAATCGTGCGCCAAGGCTGCGAGCCTGTAGCGATCCTCGACTGTACCTCGTACCGCGTGACATACGCATCGCCCGCGCTTGAGATCGTCGCGACTAGATCAATGCGAACCTGCCCCGGCGAGACCACCCGACGCTCGGACAGCGCGAGGCCAGGAAGGGAGACGCTCCAAGGGCTCGGAAGATTGGTATTAGGCGCCGGGTCTAGCGCGCTTTCTTCCGCGCTCCAATCGTAGATGCTCGAAGCCGTCTCGCGAAGCGACATATCAATGATGAGGCCGCCATCGGCCTCAACCTCAAACTGCCACTCGACAACCTCAAACGGCTTGGCGGACCACCCAAAGCGCGCCATCGTCAGGTTTACCACGTCACCTACTTGGAGACGAAGCACAGTCAACCGAAACTTGGCATTGACCGTCAAAGGCTGGCGCGCCTTGCGTAGATCAATCCTGGCGAGCCGCTGCGCCATTGTGTGCGACGTAGTGAAGGGTAGCGTGATGCTGCGCGTAATGCGCTCGCCGTTGTCGCGCGTAGTCGCCGCTTCCACGCGCGGAAACTCGCCCGGCTGCCACTTGTTCGCGGGATTGACGAAAGTCCCGCCGATCGCATTGAACCTATCGCGCCGGCTTACCTCCGTCGTGACTGTGACGCCGCCGGCGAGGTCCGTCTCGGTCAACGTGATAGTCGGCGGCCGATACGCGCCGACGATCAACCGGAACGCTCCGCCTTCCCAAATCAGCCGGCCCGCGCACGAGGTCAACATCTGCGGAATGATGGACGCCGGGACGTTGCCGCCGTCTAGGTCAACCGCGCCGTTGATTTGGTATCGAGGCTCGGTGCCGCCGCCTGCCAGCGGCACCGCTTCGTCGCAGATGTTAGCCGCCGCGATGAAGGACGCGTCGTCAATGTCGGTCACGCTAAAGCCCGCGCCGCCACGATCGCGCGAAAGCAAGAGATAGTCGCGGATGCAAAGCGCGGGATTGGCGCTGTATGCCGTCGTGCTGGTGCGCGGATCAAAGACCGGCTTGCCTTGCACGATCGCGGACACGTTCGGAATGCCTGACGTGAAGGCGTCCACGTTCGCTTGCAGCCGGACGTTCAACGCCGCCACGCCACGAAGCCGGTGATCCGCCGTCCACTTGCCCTCGCTCCCGTTGATCAGGAGCGAAGATGCGGTTTGCGTGTCGGACCCTAGCAGTCGCTCCACTCTCACCAGGCGTACGGTCCCGATAAATGGCACGTTGACGGTGTAGCGCGCGGGCGCCGTGGCGAAGCCGTTGCCGTCTAGCGTAAGCGGGTCGTCGTCTAGCCAAACCTGCTCAATCTGCGACACTTCGTGCCCGGCGAGCGCGACTACCAGCGTTAGGTAAGCGTTGCGATCCACGCCGCCGCCCGCCACGCTCGGCGTGGCGTCCAGGAACACCACCGCACCGCCGACCCGCGCGCGGCCGTAGATCAACCGGCGCGGGGCGATGGAGTTCCGCGACGTTAGCACGCGATCCCGCAATTCCGGCGCGCGAGGCTTAGGCGCGAGAGCCTGAGAGACAACGCCAAGGACTAGCGTAGAGCCTGCCGCAAAGGCCGCATTCGCCAGGATCGCCGCCGTTGCCAGGCCCGAAACTACGCCGGCACCGGCCGCCGCCGCACCGGCAATGACGGCAGGGATCAGGACCGGCATTCTAGACGCTCCAAGCCCGCACGGCGGAAGGCAACTCGACACGCGCCAAGCCACGAAGCCCCGGCGACGCTACGTGCCACCCATCCAGCGTGACAATCCCGCACGAAAGCCTACCGCCGTTGTCGGCTAGCACCAAGTCACCCCGCTGCGCTCGGAGAGAGGGCTTTGGCTGGCCTAGCGCGCGCGTCCAGTAGGCCTCAAGCCCACCCTGCGCCGCCAATACCTCGCACGCCCCCGCCGCCGTCTCTGGCCATGTGAGGCCGCGCAAAGGGCAATCGCCCGTCATAGCCTCGATACAACGCGCCGCGAACCGCGCGCAGTCGTTCCGCCACCATGCGA